GGCGTCTCAAGGGGGTGGGTCGTGAAAAAAAAGAAAAGAGGCAATACACCAATACACCAATACAAGAACAAAATCGTGGTCACGTCGCCTCGACCCAAGACCGCGATCGCTTCCCTGCCGCCGCCCTGACGCTTCCGATGCCGGGCACCGCAGGCTCTGGGAACCGCAACCCGGCTGTCGCTCAGCAGAATGCGCAAGGTCCCCACGCACGGGGGGCAGACGCTGGCCGCCGCGTCCCGGCTCGCGGTCAGTGGGGCCAGTTCGGCGTTGCTGCCGAACCTGCCGCTGGAGCGGGCTTCTCGTTCGAGCGCTGCACCAAGGTGCAGTGTGTGCAGAACGTCAAGTACGCGATGTCTGAGCAGTCCCCCGAGCGCGTCTACTGGACCGTCAAGTGTGCGGCCGCGTTGCGGCAGTCAGCAAGCCTTGCCGACCCAGCGCCCAAGCACCCCCTTCTTCTTGCCGTCGCTGCTGTTGTGCCGGCGAGCCTTGGTGAGGAGGAGCTCCAGGAGGTGATCAAGATCACGACCGTCGAGTACGCGCAGCTCCTGCCCTGCGCGAACCCCGATCTCTCGATGCGCGAGGCAGAGAAACAGGATGACTCGTACGTGCCTGATGTCTGGGAGAACTACCAGTCGCCCAACCCCGCGGACACCTCGAAGCCGAAGTTCATGGCGCAGGCCCCGCGGACCGAGGGGGGGCGCCACTACGAAGTAACCAAGTCCAGGTCGTGGCCGTGGACGTTCATCATCACGGGCACCATCGAGCTTGGCGTCACATACTGCAAGGACAAGGACGGCGAAGATGTTCCCTTTGGCGAGATCGAGTACGGCTGGTCCATGACACTCTCGCGGCGCTCGAAACATCATTGTTACCAGAATGACATGAAGGACCAGGAGTGGGTGATCATGATCCAGGTCGGCGAGATGAACCCGTCCACCGGCCGGCTGGTCGCGTGGCCGACACGCGCTGCTGTGCCCTCCGAGCCTATGCTCAAGGAGATCGCGCTCGGCAACAAGACGCTGCGCGAGGCGCTCTTTTGGCAGATCAACGCAAGCGGGCAGCATTTCCCGGAGTGGAGTGCACAGAACGACGACGACCCCCCGCCGCGCGACGACGACCCCCTGCGTGACATGATGCAAGCCCACACCACGAGCGTGCGCTTCCAGCTCGAGGAGCGCGACGGCTGCATGGCCTTCTCGTTCACGCCGCCCAAGGCCACGGAGCCCGTGTGGACCTCGGTGTGCGATTTCATTCTCGTCAAGATGGAGGGCCTCTACCAGTTCGTGGAGGACGACGCCGGCATGGGCTACATCAAGATCATCTGCCGCTCGATCATCGACGACGCTGGCTCGGGCACAGTGGTGCTGAACGCGGACGCGACGCACCGCACGCCTAACCTGGACGGCAAGTGGGCTCTCGACGTGGAAGTCCTCGTGCAGCCAGGCAACCTGAAGTCGAACGCGGACGTCAAGAAGCTCTTCCAAAGCGCCCATATGCGCCTCAATTCGAGCATCATGACACCCGACATGCTCAGCTGCTGGATCACCGAGCAACAGAAGCCGAAGGTCACCTCGTGCATCGTTCGCTTCGGCCGCCAGCACGACAGCTCCTGGGTGCAGGGCAACTGTGCGTGGCGCGAGCTCAAGCTGTTGGACCACGCCAAGGCCGGTGTTTGCGTCGTCCCACAGTATTTCAATGACTCCATCCTGCCGCTGCCGAAGCACGAATACCCGCGCCACGTCATCATCCCACAGGACCACGTGCGTTACATCATTGGGGTCAACTTCTGGACGCAGATCGTGCCCCGCTTCTTCCTGTAAGTCATATCACTATTTGAACCGGACGCCACGCGGGTGGGACGGGTGCTTTCGGTGCTTTGATCCGCCAGCAGACACACGGCCAAAACATGATGCAATAGCCTCGTGAGAAATTGCTTGCAGGAACAACACGATGGCCGCCAAGTCTGTCTTCGCGCTCGGTGTCGCCGGCCTGTTTGCCAGCAAGATCTGGGGCGGGCAGACTGGCTTTGGGGTGCGTCTACCGCTTTGAACACTTAGCTAGTCCCTGCATCTGCTGAGTTTTGTGTGTTGGGTGTTTTGTCCATAGCACGGCATGCCCTTCGGCTGGATCTACTCCAAGGAGCCGAGCACCGGCAAGACGGAGGCCATGCTGGCGCTCAACTCGATGCTCGGATTCAACGGCCGCTCGCCGTGGGCGGGTGACTGCACCAAGTCTGCGATGTTCGAGCGCCTGCACCAGCAGACTGACCTTACCGTCTGCGTTGACGATGTCGTGGTGCGCTTTTTTCGCACTCGATCATGAACCTATGCAGCCCTTTTCACGCAAGCGCCGGGATACAGACCCCTTACGTCGCGCTAACATCCGTGATGTGGAGGCCATTTTAGGCAAAATCTTTCCCGATGAGATTGTGCAGATAATTGGCGACTACTTCTTTAAACCTACTCGCACTAAGCGTATTCGCATGATGCGTTGACAGATCAACGGGCCGGACTCCAAAGTCTTTGCGCAGCTCGGGCGCGCTCTCTTCGATCGCACGTCGCGCGCGGTCACGGGCAAGATCCGGCGCGCCTACTCTTCGGCCCTTTTCACTGTACCGCCAGCCCGCATCCATCTACCCTCTCCCCCCTCCTTATCTGGCGACACCGGCATAGGTCCTATATGCTTGTCACGATACCATGGCACCTTAATCTCATCAAGCCAATCTGCTTGGGACGCACGTTGATACCATGGTAGCTCCTTAGACACAGCATGACGCTCCCTCTCCTTTGCCTTCTCTAGTTGGTATCGCCTTTCCTCCAGCAATATCCTTTCGCACGCAGCCTTATAATCCCTTGCCTTTTGCTTACAATGCTGTGTAGTATGCCCGAAGAACTTACAATACCTGCACGCCCTTGGCTCGACGCGCCCTCCCGACGGCCCACTGCCTGTGCTGGTCAACGCTGCTATCTGTTGCATGATGCGTGTTGCGCGCTGCCATTGATCAGATCTACACTCACTCAACTTAGCCCGTAGCTCAGCAACGCGGTCGGCATTCTCTCCGTTCGCTCGATACCCCGATGACCTCGCCATTTGCCACTGCACCGGAAAATAGGCTAACCAGCTCATCAACGAGGCGGACAAGGCGTTCCAATCGCGATACCTCTTGATCGAGTTCACAGCTCTCGAGGCGGCAGGCGAGGAGGACCCCAACCTCTACGACCAGTGGATTTTGATCCGCGAGCTCATGTCCGCGCTCACCATCGACTTTAGCACGCTGCACATCGATGGCAAGATCGACCGCGAGGCAATGCAGGACTGCGCCACCTTTCTACAGGCCGCCATCGGCCGCAAGCGCGATCGCAACGCAAACATGTGGGCGATCCTCCTCTACTTCCTCCTGCAAATCAACATCATGTTCCAGTGCGGCAAGGAGGACCAGGACGAAGTTTTCAATTGGATGATCAAGTCTGTCACGCGCTCCACCTTCGAGCTGGTAAAGGCTTTGCCCCTTTGGATAGATTTTCGTGCGGTGTTAGTGGCTGCAAGTTAGTGTAGTGAAAGCACTGCTTGATTTGTTCTGCATTTGTAAAATCAATGCTCGCGTTCGTCGCAGAACAACCACCAATCCATCCTCGACCAGCTCGTCCTGTGCATCAACCAGGTCATGACGGCGCGCCCTAGCCCGCTTGGCAAGGACGACGAGACCATCCATTGGCACAACCGCCGCACCAACTGCTCGCCGCACGCCGCCATCTTCGTTGCGGCCGGTGGTCAGACGTGGTACGCGTTCCGCATGGATCTTGCCGTCGTGGTCATCAAGAAGATCCTGAACCGCACTTTCAGCCTGAACGAGGTGCTGCGCGCCGTCGACGAGTCCAACTGGGCGAAGCGTGCCAAGTGTCATTTCTACGACTGCAACTCGAACACCTGGCCGATCGCGCACACAGTCCAGCACGACATCACCAACGCGATCACCAAGGTGCCACTCGGCGAGGAAGAGCTGACCGTGGAGATGCTCAAGGAGTTCAGAGCCGTTTACTTCAAAGCCGACAAGTTTGACGAAGTGCTCGAGAGTGTCGAGCGTGGTGGCAACGTCGAGACTAACTACAAGGACATCAAGATCATTTCCGCCAACCCCGAGCGCGGCGAGTACAACTTTTATCGGGCTGTCTGCGGCCACGGCGAAGACGGCTGGTTTGGGTGCGCTATTAGATAGGTAGCAAGTCGTCCATGTCTTGTCTATGCTTCACCAACCCACATCGCTTGCAAGCTTGCATACTAACACCCGTCCGGAATTTTGTGCGTAGCTACCGTGTGCTCGGTCACTCGTCGTTCGGCAAGTACTGCTGCATGACCAACCAGCTGTCGTGCGGCGGCCCGACGACCGAACTCGAGCTCATCCCCGAGGTCGAGGTCGAGAACCATTTGATGGGCTTTGGAACCATCCAGTCGATCTACCAGCCGGGGTCGCTGCTCGAGTTTTTCAACTACAACTTCCCCGCAATCGATTCGCTGCCGCCAGGCTACCTCAAGATTCCCTTCGGCATTCGCAACGACAATGACGACGTCTTGCTCGACCACGACAACCCGCCCTGGCGCGAGCAGTGGTACGGCCCGGGCGGCATGGGTCACGTCGAGCACCCGGTCGGCTCGCCTCGCGACTCTCGCAACTCGACCCCGCGGCGCGGCAATGGTGTTGGCGTCGACACGCATATCAGCCCGCGCGTCGCCCGCCGCCGCCGCGACGACGACACGCAGTCGAGTTCCTTAGGTGACCTGTCTCCGGCCCGGCGGAACCGGGGTTCGACTCCGCTTGGAGACGCAACCATGCGGCTTGAAAACAGCCCAGACGGGTCCGCGCGGGATGGCGAGCGGCCATTGAAGCGCCGCCGCCAGTCCCACCGTCCTCGCTTCCTCGCAGAAGATGCAGAGGATGCAGACGCGGATGAGGGCGCGGATGGGCTGGAAGAGGTGAGGTACCAAATCAAACTTAACCTACTATAAGCCCTACAATGCCCCTTAAACGGGGCTAATGCCCTTTTGGCAGGAAGAAGAGGTGTATCCGGCGGACGAGGACAATTCCTTCATCGACGACGAAGACCAGAATGAGACTGACGACTGGGCGCACACCTACACGGCTGGCCAGTGCAACAACGTTATCTTTACGGACCAGCAGAGCGGAGCGGACGTCGTGTGCGGCGCGCCATGCAACCCGGGCGAGCAGCTATGCCACGACTGCCTCTTCGGTCACCACATGACCAGCCTGCTCTAAAGTTTCTATGGGCACAAGTCTCTTCTCTACTTTCATCTCGGACCACGCTGCCGAGCTCTTGAGCATCTGGCTCAACTTCGTTTTGTCAAGTCCCACTCGAACAGTACTTTCGAGATCGACGACAGCGCGACCAATCAGGCCGCTCTGTTGTGAAACCTCCACTTCGGTGTGACAGCATGTCAGCGGCACTTTCTTCGTGAGCACACGCATCTTCTCTGAGTCTGCAAATATTGAGGTGAATACGTTTGCCATAAGAGAGGCCTGCTCGGGATACTCTGCAGCGCCAAACGTTTGCGGTGTGCTGAGGGACACAAAGAAGCTTGTCTTAGGCATCGGTGCTTACTGACGGAGCCTTGGAAAATGCGAACACCAGTGCGACCCCTGTAAGTGCTCCGAGTGCAAAAGACATGCCTGCAAGCTCAGCTGGATCCATCGTGCTAGGGCATGCTTTGCATGGAGTCGGTGGCGACTCCACCTTGTAGTAGGGACGGGGTGCGCCAGCTTTGCTGGGTGCCGGCGAAGCAGGTGGCAGCTGCTCTGTTGGTGCAGGCGCCAAATCGAAAGGCTCTATAACAGTGTTTACAGTGGGTGTGAACTCGTCTCTGAGTTGGCTTTCTGCGACTGCTGGGGGAGCCATCGCTTGTCCATGTGTGAGAAAATCCTTAGCCCTTTAAAGCTGTGCATTTCCCATTGCCACTGCCCTCCCAGAACCATAAGTAATGAAGATCTCATCTCCAGGTCGTATTACTTGTCCATCTCTTACTTTGAGATAAATATGATCTAGACGGTCAGCGTGTACAAAGGACTCTGCGTTATATGGCCCGCCGTTATCATTTGCCATCGACCCACCACCAAGTCCCTGTTGACTTGGATGTACACCAGCTACATAATTGCCGTCCTTTTGCAGAATCCACCTCTGGTCAGCTATGTTTCGAGCTTCTGCGCGCGAAAGCAAAGGCCCTTTTCCTGCATGATCCGGTGGGTTTGGTTCATATCTCGTAATAATATCGTTTGATGCAAATGGAACAGTAGCAAATAGGCCGTTACCAGCATTAGAGATCGTTGACAAACTCACCCGTACACCATTCCCGACTGTCGCAGCGCGATCAGGTTTGCGGGTAGTTATTTCGGGCCCGTCGTAGCGCCTGTGCCAATGACAAAGTTGCGTATTATGCCTGGTGCACAGGCAGCATCTGATCTTAAACCCTGACTTCTTACTCAGACCTTTACATCGCGGTGCTTTGCATCGATTGTTACAATGTGAGTTACTTGAACGCGGTGGCATTTTCATACTTCAGAATCAGAAGATCCATCATGGCCGGTTGTAATCGTTCGGTCGCATACCTTGTGTAGTTTGTCCCGCACGCCTGTCAGCCGCACCCAAGATGGTGCGGTTGTCCTTGCGTACGTATGCATGCAAGACTTCTTGCCAATTGTCTTGTGGGTAGAGGCGAATGTCTACGTATGGGTGTTCATTATCAGTGTAGAAAGGGCCACCCGAGGCGTCTATGAGCATAAAGTTGTTCTCAACGTAGCCCGGTGGGAACCACCCAAATTGATCGTGACCACGAAACAGAAGCTCAAACATAGTGTTCATTTGGAAATAATCAATTTGAATGTAAGTGTAGTGGCTAATTGTCACCAAAATATGAAAATGGGGATGTTTCATTTGTGGGCCGATCTCTATGCCACCATCCACCTCTACTTTGTCCACATGAGAGTCGTATTGATCAAAGACATAGCTAGAGCCCTGACCGTCTGCATAGAATGTGTCGCGTGCTTCCTTCTTCCTTGGCGCAGCTATGATGTCAAAGTGTGCCGCGCTAATTTGATCAGGCCCCTGACTCTTGTCGCGTGAAAAGTTGACCAATTTTTGCCCGAATACTAGGATGCGCGAAAGATAGCGGTCGTCTCCAAAGACAACATGTGCTGCATTCGCCATGCGTTCCATGACAAGTCTGGCCTCCATTTCTGAAGTCACTGGTCGGTGCAGCGAATAGGTAATGAACAGGCGTGACTGTCGCAGTGTGCGTGTTTGTATTAGCTGCTGTGATGATGCAAGTTGTAGTCGAGTTCGATGTGGTGCGTCTTCGCCAAAAGCTGGTAGCCAATATGTAACGTTGCCATCGCCACCCCATTGGCTTTTGTCAGCTTCATACTTGCCACGCAACGTCACTCGTTGACCTGCAACTGTACCCTTAACCTCCAAGGGAAAGGCTGCTCGGGACGCTTGGCCTGTCGAATCAATTTTGACCACGCCTCCACTTTCTACTTGGCCCTTCGAGCCTACACGCGTTGCCAAGTATAGTGTTGTGTTGTAATCCTCCATATTAGGCTGAAAGGACGATGCGGCGCCTTGCTGAAAGCGCACTGGGTTCTCAAGCTCTTGGGCACGCCGCACGCCTGTGCGAGGTACCCAGGACCGCACACGCAGGCAATTGTGCCACGTCTCACCGTTCACAGCCCAGGCCTCGTTGCGATACTCCTTGCGTGATGTGTTGCTGTCAAAGACTTGGTAGCTGTCATCACGTTCAAAGGTCTCTTCACCACTTAGGCGCCGCACTAGGTCTGCGATGCCGTCTAGGAATGCAGGATTTTTATACTCCTCGGGGTCAATCGCTTGGCGTTGTGGTCGTGCATCGGCAGGCAGATCAGACCGTTGACTGTTGCCAGCGTCAAGAAGTCGTTGCAAAGTCTCTTTGGCACGCTTTTTGTTAGCCGCATTAGCCGTACGGCGTGTAGCATTCTGTACGTTAATGTCTGGTGGCCGTGAAAACTTCGTCCTGTTTCCGGGCAAGGAGTGCTGTGTGTCACGTAAGTAATCTGAAATACCAGACATTGCAGCATCAAACTTGTTTTTGTAGGCAACCCGCTCGTTTTGGTTCATCTGTGACATTGGCCCCGGCCTATGCAGCATTGACGGACTAAAGTCACGCACATTGGCCCTTGCTAATATGTTAGTCCACCAATCCATGCCAGAGTTTACTTGTCGGTCGTTCCCCTGAACTACAGACTTGTGCTTGATTACCCTGTGGTTGCGCAAGTACAGCCCAGGTGCAGTCTCAAGTGTGATTGCGCAATCGTTACACACGTTACAGTATTTGGATGCACGCCTCAGTTTGTACTCTATCATGCCTGTCTTGACTTTTGCACTTGCGCGTGTCGGTTTGCCTTGGCATATTAGCCTCTGTTGATGTGCAACGCGATCGAGGTCAAAAGAATGGCTATAGTACTTGCGAAACGTTGCTGGCTCCTTGTTGTTATTTAGGGCTATGTATAACTTTTTCAACGATTGCCCAGACTCTGCTGTACCTGGCTTTAACCCGCGGTACCCCATTTCACATCCTGGCATATTGAATTCGTAAGTAGGCCAATTGTGCCACACACCAGCATCTATGTCCTCTAACGCTGGGGTTGATGCGTCGCCTTGCGAATAGCGCTGTCCTGAAGCAAACTTAGGCTTTGTGACGTTGCCATCACGCTGCCGGGTCCAAAAGATCTCGTCATGAAATGGTAGTGGTGCCTTGCTGTCTTTGTTACCCACATTCCTTTTGCCACACTGCGTATCGTCTAGTTGCCAATAGCTAGTCGGCCAATGCTGTGTCCCTTTCAAACTATACTTGTACCAACTGTACTCCTCTTCATACTCATAGAAAGGTCGTGAACAGCGTCTGCAGCCTTCCGAATATGTCTCGCCGTCTCTAAACAATGCTTTTTGAGGTTGGTATGGTAGATATGCTAGGTGCCACGGCGATTGCACCCACTGCCCAACTGTCATAGTGCTCTTAACTTTGCTTAAGTCGACACCCCTAATATCGGAATCAACACATGTTAACAAGTCTTTGTCTTGGCCTTGCATTATGTGGAATTCGAAGCACATTGCCCATTCTGGTGGTGGTGTGAACTTGTCAAAGACAGGATGAAACACACGACCGGCAGGCGTTGTATGGTAACCACGATTGTTGCTAGCACCAACTGCAGGAAACTTGTAACTAGCAGTGCTTTGATCCTTGGCCCTGTACATGCCTAAGCGCATACCGTCCTGCTTTTGCTTGAATGTCAGGTTGAAGCCGCCTTGCACACCTATACCGCTATCGTGGTAATAGATAGCCAAGATGCGACGGAGGTTTTTGCGGAAGATAGGATTGTCATACGTAATTGGCATATCTAACACCGATGTGTCCCCTATTTGCTTTGTGTGTCCAAATTGCACCTCGACACCGGTGATCTCTGTTGCTTGTGTGGATCTAATGTACAGGTTGCTTACATCACCATATTTGGCTTGGTACGCAGCTTCATCACGCTCGTTCATAGCTCTTGTTTTAAACTTATGCTTGTCGTGATCGTATATGTCACTATGCGGCCATGGCTGTGCAAACACACTTGTAAAATGCTCATTGACATCTTGCGCCGCCTTGACTGCGCCCGGTTCTAACCTATTCCCATCGAACGCTGAAGCTATAGGCACCTGTGTCCCACTTGCTTCAAGATCCGCTGCAGTAGCATTCACGCCCTCCGGTAGCAGGCCAGCAAAGCTTAGGTTTTGCCGCACGCTGTTAACGTCAATAGCTCTAGCACCAAATTCCATGGCAAAGTTATTTTGGTCTTGTGCCATCACTTGTGCCTGTCCCCCCTGCCCAGTGACATCGTCTACATCACGGTTGACATCAGGCTGTGCATCTGTGTTACGAGGTGTCTCGCGCACATTTTCGTCCTCCTGGTCAAATTGGTCGGTAACCTCCGCAGGGTCAGGGTTTCCAGCTGCCAAAGTAACTTGCACATTCTGCGCTGCAGGTGTCGCAACGCCAAGCACATATCGGCGCAATTGCAACGTCTCAGCGTCGTCGTACTTTGCATCCATTGGCTTAGTCAGCAACGAGTGCAGCGTTTGTCCTTCTGCAAACAATTCGGGTGGGCGTGCGTCGCCAGGCACTTGTAGGTTGATGTTACTACTCTGTGTAGGCGTTGGTTGCCAGTAAGGTTGATAAAGAGGATTCGCTGGCCCGTTGTGATCTACCCAGTTGTCGCCTGCAAGCACAACATGTGGGTACAGCCACAGCGCTTTCGGCATTTTGAACCCCAAAAAGAAGCCATTGTTGTCTTGCGGGATATGTAGCAGCGTCTCAAAGCCTGGGTTATTAGCAATCAAATCCTGAATGTGCTTGCGATCTATTGTAGCTTTGCGTGAATTGTAACCTGTGCTCTCAGATCCAAAGTAAGGAGCTACAATGCTAACTAGGTTGCCTTGGTTGGGGTGCAGGAAGAGGTTAATGTGCATCATAGGTACACCTCTGTTTTCAAAGGGTGTGCCTACTTTAAAACCATTTTCACCACCAATAATGTCAGTAGCAAAGTCATGTGTTGCCTTATTTGGTGCGTTGTTTGACTCACTTACAAATAGCGCACCACGCGCACCGCGTTTATAAGTTGGGTTTGGCAATCGCATGCGTATGTGGTATTGTTTGCCTTCTATGGTAGCACTCTTGACCCAGTTGTACTCAGGTTTGTTGCACTGCGGGTAATAGTACAAGCCTATGAGGGCCCCTAGGCGGTTGCCTTTTGCCATTGACTCGCCGCTACTTTCAGGATTAAGTGATGTGACCCCACTAGTAAACTGTTGAGCATGTGTGCCGTGCTCTCCCATCTTGCCAAAGCTTATGCCTAAGCAGAATAGCCAGTTTGCCTTGCTTGCGGGCCGCACCGAGACAGGTACCTCAATTCCAGCAGCCGCTTTACCGTCAAAACCAGCGCCGCCCCCTTCATTGCTTGCTTCGCCGCCTTGACTGTTGTACCCGACACGTCCACCTTGACCTGATTCCTGTTTCCAAGCACCTGATTTGTTACTAACATACGCGTACTGCAGCGTAGTCTTATCCCAATAGGTATCATTCGCTGGTCGCACCGTTTCCCAGTTTGGCCCTTTTAATTGACCATGCTTGTCAAAATATTGTGTCTTGAACGTTGTGTTGGTGCTCGCGCGGCCGTCTACCAGCAAGTAATGACACATCCGTTGGAACAGCTCGCCGCCATTCTCCTTGCTATCATCATAGCCTGTCAATTGGCACCACACCTCAAATGAGATACAGCTAAACTTCCATTGTGCCTTTGCTTCAGTAGCTTCTTGCGCAGAGTTTGCAGTACTCTTGCCAGTGTGTCCATATGCAGGCACACCAATGTAGTGCGTAACAGTGTGTTCTGCTCGCAGGGCTGCGTTTGCCGACGCCATCCTTGGCGCACCAAATGTGAATGGTCGGTTACGCTCACTCATCATCTTTAGCTCGTCATACGTTAATTGAAATGGTTGAGAGCGTGCACCCGGTTTTACAAACGTTGTCCTATTTTCGAGGGCAGCTATCTTTACTCGTTTCATAATTTCGGCTATTGTGCCAGTTGTGTCTACGTCTAACACTTGTGCAATTGCAATGGCATCAGCTTTGTTGTAACTACCCGCACCCGCCACGTTAAATGTAAAACGTTCGACTTGGTTGGTTGCAGGGCTTGTTACGTGTACAGTCGCATTGTCCCCATTCACAGTAACACGATAATTTGCATCATTGGACATACTGAGTTACACAACAACTAGAAATTAAGCATCCGGTGGGCCACCCATTCCTTTGTGTATGTACTGCTTCATGACTGTGGTCCAATCACTCTGTGGGAGCAGCTTGACGTGCACATAAGGCTTCATGTCAATTCGAAGCTGCGACCCTAAGGGCAGCCCACGATTGAACGCCTGGCTAGCGGCGTGCTGAAGCATCTGCACGTTGAGCTGCACCTGGCTGTAGTGCGTAATTGTAAGCCAAATGTGCGCGTGTAGCCGGTGGACTACATCGCCAGTCTCAACGTTAGCCTTCCAGTCAATGTTGTGGATCACGTCGGCAAAGCGGTCCTCTCTGTATTCTGGACTAACAGGTCCGAATTTGATGTACGTGGATAGGATGCGTTCATCAGCCAAAACGCGCAGCATCTCCCTCATGTGACTAACCGCCATCTCCATCTCCGCATTTGAAGGCGATTTGTTGGTGTTGATAGTGATGAAGAAGTTGCTTTCTTGCTTCCGCCGTGGCTGTCCCGGATCCTTTGGGTCCTCGTACTTCTTGGCGTTGATGAGTAGTCCAGGTGCGCGTTGTATCTGATGGCCTTGATACCGCCAAGCTTGCTTTGTTTTCGCTGTGTGTTGCACTTGAAAATCAGCGTTGGATGTCGTGACGTCTGGATTGCGTGCTCGCTTCACCATACCGGACTCCCAGATGCGTTGCTGTGCTTGGTGCTGGGTTCGGTGTAATAGTCTGCTCACTTCTGCCACCCTGTTGTTCGGCATCTTCCAAGAACTGTCCAAGAAATTTACCCGATCTCAGGCTCGTTTTCGGGCTCGCTTTCTGGGTGATCAGCAGATTTAAGCTGATGTTCCATAAAGTGCTCGTAATCCTTGGAACCACAGAACTTGAAGGCGTGCAGGGCCTTATCCTGCTTGCCTTTCCAGGGACACTCAACCTTGTACGCATACCTACCGTTCCGTAGCACCACGACGTTAGGCTCCTCGGCCATAAATTTCTGCTTTGTAGTCATGCACGTCATCCATACACGCTTGCCTCCTTCCATGAGCTCCACTGTACTCTCAGAATATCCTCTATGTCCGGATCACAAATTGCATATGGAAGGCGAGGCTTTATGGGTCGAAGGCGTAGGCTGGATTGGCCAATACCACAATTACCTCGAAACTTTGTGGGAAAAGGGTGTTCCTTACTTTTGTAGGGACTACTACTTTCAAGAGCTACAACAGAAGCTTGACGAGGGGGTCTCGCATAAGCAGCTGCAAAACTTGATTCGGAACGTTAACTTGTTAAATTCTAAGATATTAGCATACGAGCAATCATGCCGCCAATCATCGCACCGCTTGCACCCCAAAGAGTCCGTTGGGCCGACGTGAGTGACGACGAGAAGGAAAATATCCCAGGCTCAGCGGATCCACAACAATGGCAAGTTCCACGCAATCTCCCCGTCCACCGTCAGAATGCAACCCGCGGCCCAGGTAGTGCACCCGTGGTCGACCGGTTCACGACGCTACCACTACAGGAGGTGGAGCCTTCAACGCTGCCGCCGCCGCCTCCTGATCCCGATGCTTCGCCAGCGCCGCCAGCTGCCTCCCATCCGCCGGCGGCATCCGAGCAACCTTTGCCCCCTTCGAAGGCGGCTGCGCGAGGGCGGAAGCCGAGTGTTCAAAAGAGCAAAGCGAAGCCTGCATCTCAGCCTTGAGCGCATCATACTCCTCGGGTCGCATGGACGTCTGTTCCGGCGCTGCCCGTTTGCGCTTGCGGATAAAGTTGTCTTGGAAGTCGCTGAAAGTGTAGTTAACAAAGCGCTCCCGTGGCATGAAGCTAGCCTCGCGCGTGCACTCAACGAGGAGACACTCGCCGTAAATTTGCATCTTGAATAGGCTGCTAGCCAAATTGTTCAGTTCACATCCGTTCTTGTTGGGGTAGTAGAAGACGCACAAGTCCTTTTCCTTGTGTTTGCCCTTGCGGTATGACTGGAACATGCTAGGCTGCACGCCGTCTTGAACAAGCGGTGGCCGCTTTAAGTGCTGCTCAATGCACAGCTTGCCTGCGTTAGTGTCCATGAGAATCTCGTTCTGGTGCCCAGACTCGAGAATCTTTACTCCAAACACTTCGTTTGACATGTGCGAGCACGCGCTGTGGTAGTCCTTGGCAGACATTGACCCCCCAAAGTGCTCGAGCTCACGCCAGTCGACCACATTAAAGTACGTAGAACCGCCAATCTGCTCGCTCACGTACTCTTCAATGCGGCGCAGCAGCGCTTGTTGTTCATCAGCGACGTAGCTGGCGCGCGCATGTGCCACTACCGATTCCCAGTTGCAGTACGTGCCCTTCTTCACCAGTTTGCCATCGTGCGTCCAGTTGGGCATAAAGCAGTTTGCGGACTTCATAGGCAGCCCAGTCCAGTCGCATTGATAGTACGCGGTCTCGTGCATCTTGCGCTTCCCCATGTGTTCTCACTGTGTGTGTTTGGAAGATTGTGGGGCTCTAGGGTCTTGCATTGTGAATTGTCTCGGAACTGTCTAGGAAATTAGGAGCTCGACTTTTTGAGCGGTTTCGTCAATAAACGAGCCCCCGTTCCCCTTTGTCCACACAGTTGGCTGTGAACCGTCATGTCGCCACCTAGACAGGTCAATTTCGCGCTGTGTGCTCGGTGCAGTCAGCGCAGCAGGGGGCGGCGCTCTCACACTGTTAACATAGCCTAGTGCAGCCAGTGCTATGATGGCCAACGCGAGGTTATCCGCCATAACTGTCTAACATGTAGATAAGAAATTTACCTAGGATAGCCGTCCCTATCAAAGACACGCCCAGCCTGCCGACGTGCGGCCTCTCGCATCTCGTGCTCAATCTCGCCATGAGACTTATTTATGTACCCACCGTTACGTAGGGTTTGTTCGATAGCAGGCAGCTTGCCAAATCGTGTAGGGTCACGTTTGAACGCACCCCAGCCCAGGCATTCACTGCCTATTGGCACCTGGTATTGCGGGATTGAGTTTAACTGGTCGACACTTGGGTTGAAGTAGCTAACAGTGCCGTGATTAGCCTCGAACCACGCCTTCGATTTGTTAAAGGCATGTCTGTCAAAGGCCAGTCCTCGAAGTTGCGACTCGCGAAACCTGTTATCAACGCCATCGTAAATCCATTGATCTCGGTTTATCGGGTCCACTGTGATAGTAATGTCATCAGTCGGCAAGAAGACTTCGGGGTAAGGGCCCGGTGTTGCATCTGAATGCGGAATTAGCGGCAAATCATCTTGCACACGAGGCATGAACACTACCTAACAATGAGAAAATTACAGGATTCGGCTTAGAATGAAGGCTGCGCCTACGCCTCCAGCGACTCCTTTCAACGCAGCGCACGCCTGGTCCTCGCCTGGCGTAGCAACCATGTAGCCGGCGCCACCTGCCCAGACAGCGGGTGGCACAAGTGCAAGCGTCTGGCCCACAACACCTGGCAGAGGTACATACGCAGGCACCACGACAGTCGCTGCTCCTGCCGCATATGGTCCAAGGTTCATAAAAACATCCTGGATGTAGCCCAGTCCGATCATCAGTCTACGATTGCATCAGAAAGTTGCAATACCTTCCTCATACCCATGGGACTTACCAGAACGGACTGATTCTGACCACTTGTCGAAACGGTCAGTCATCTGCCGCTTTAGATCGTCGTCGTTGAGTGTTTTACTTTCGTCTTTGAACACTAGAGACGCTACAGAGCCAGTAGCTTGCTCAACAGATTTAGTGGTGGGTGCCTCCTGTCGTGTACCAGTGTCAGCAGCAACACCACCATGGCTTGATGCGCGCCCAGATAGACCAGGGTTTTGCTGCATGTTGTTTACACTCTGTGCCGCGGCCATGGGTGGTGAAAGACGTGAATCTGTAACAGGCTGTGGTGATAGAAAGGGATTAGTATAAAACATAACCCTTGGGTTTGTGCGCCACAAGTCTGCCGCGTCTGCTATGTCTGTTGATGTAGGCACGCTTTGTAGGCGCTGTTGAGCCGCCCAGTTATCTTCCTTTGAATCGGGCGCTGGTTTAACGGCAAATTGGTATAGCAAGTATCCTGCGCTAAGCATAATGGCTGCACCCACTAGACTCTGAGCCATGCACTAGTTAGGCTTCAGAAACTAAGAGGTAACCTGCGCTAACAACTAGCGGAAGAATCATCCACGAGTAATCTCCAGGCAATTCAGCTGCTAGCGCTCGCTCATAGTCTAATGGTCGAATTCTTTGCTTGATGTCGACTGGTGCTTGGTAAAACGAACGTGTTTCTCCTGCATTTGCAGACTGCATCAAGCTTATTAGATCGACACCCTCTGTATATTGTGGTTCCCGCATATCTTCTGGCCCAGCAACAATGCGCTGACTGCCATGTGGGTCGGGTTCGTCTGGCCGGTAGCCGCGCGCATCTGTATTAATAGGGCCTGTCGCCGGTGTTAGTTGTGGTAGGTTAGGCGTTTCGTCTGGCTCTTCGTTCAGCAGAGGATCTAGACCATATCCCAAAACGGTGCCAATGACAACGTCTGCCTTAGTTGGCTTTGCTATCTTCCAAATCTTTTGAGCAGGAGTCAAAGCTGCCTTTTCTGCTGCTGCAGCTGCCTTTGTCTCGGCCTTTGCAGCAGCCTTTAGCGCCGTTTGTTCACCTTTCAATGCAGCCTTTTCTGCAGTTGTTGCTGCCGCTGCCTTTGCCGCGGCTTCTTCAATTTGCTTTAGTGCAGCAGTTTCTGTGGCTCGTGCCTGAGCTGCCACTGTTTGCGCAACAAGTGCTCTTTCCTCGGCTTTAGCTGCCTCGCTAGCCAACTCTCTAGTGCCTGCCTGCGTCGCCGACTGCCGCAAGACTTGCGCTGCAACAGCCTCTTGTGCAACGGCTGCTTCTGCTGTGACACGGGCACTTGTAGCTGCGGCCGCAGCCTGCACAGTTTGATGTGCTGCAACGGTCTCTGCTTCTCTGACACTTATTGCAGTTGCTGCCGCAGCAGCACGCATCTCAGCTCTAGCTGTCGCTGCCGCAGCGCGCTCGGTTGCTGATTGCCCGATAGCAGCTGCTGCTCCACGAATTGCAACTCCAGTCTCACGGGCCGCCACAGATTCCACAGCACGAGCTGTTCCAGCCAAAGCGACCCGTCCAACTCCACGTGCAACTGCAGCCGCGCCTCGCGCCACGCCAGCTGCTAGACCGCCAGTAGCAACAGTACCTACATCTGCAGCAAGACTAATAGCACCATCAATAGCTCCGTAGCGTGCGATTTCAAGTAACTCACGAGGATCACCACCAGTTGCAGCTACAACACCTGCGCCAACAGTAGCACCCGCCGCCTTACCCGTGTCCCACACAGTTGCGACAAATGGTACATTTGTAGCTACTTTGTCTAGTCCGGTTACCAGTTGCACTGGGTCACCCACTGGATGTGTTACGGCTTGTATCATTGTGTGTGCTCCGTAATCAAAAAACTCATGTGCGTCGTTCCCGGTTGCAGCAACAACACCACCTACTGCTGCAGCACCAGCTGATTTAGCAGCTCCGTATACAATGTTTACACCAGGAATATTGTTGCCAACTGTGTCAATGCCTTCACCAACTGCGACAAACATGTTGCCAACACCTTTTGCTGCACCTTCAACAACGTTGCCCATAGTTCATATTGGCTTTAGAAGTTCTAAAGTATGGTTATTGCTATGAGCTTCATCATTTCTGGACTTGGCTTGGCTAGTGTGCTGTATGCCATCTACAAATTTACTCACAAGGGGACTACTGCAGATCCGCCGCTTTTCCGTGACCCCTTTCACAAACCAATCGATTTTGAGCACGATCCAGTATTGTCTGAAGCTCCAAAGTCGCAAATCCCACCACCGGCTCGCCACGTGCCACCACCACCTCCAAGTCTTTTGGGCGACGAGTATGACTTTCCTGAGCTGCTTACCAAAGAAGATTAACGTAGGTAGCGGTAACCCTCGTAAGTAATGACAACAGTGCCAAGAACAAGTGCAATCGTCAAAGCAGTCGACGCTGGACCAGCTAGTTGACCTGTGATGCCCTCAACAGTGTTGTGTGCACTATTCAATGCCCTCCCCGCCGCGTCTTCAATGCTACTAGGGTTTGGCATGTGGCTCCCTAGGCTCCTGCCTAAATCAAACACTTCTTGTGCCATGTCGTCCATTCTTTGCCCCATGTCATGATACAGTTGGTTCCCAGCATCAATGCCTTGGCCAATTCGACGATTAGTCTGATAAACCGTAAAGCCAGCAACTCCAGCACCAGTAGCAGCAGTTATAATAGCCGGTGACTGCTTTGCAAGCTGGTTCTTCCAGCTCTTGGCCCCGCTGGATTTTTCGGCGTGCGACGCTGACGTAACAATGTTGTGTTCGGCAGTGCTTGCAGCCGCGCGAGCTTCTGTGCTAGATACACCGCGGGCACCGTCATTTACAATGTTGCGCGCGGCACTAGACCCCACATCGTGCAGAACAGTTCCTTCTCCTGCATGCGTGGCGCTGCTAATCCCATGAGAAGCAGCGCCTGCAAAATGCTCTCCGGTCTGCAGTGCGTGTGGTACTTGGTGCTCTGCCGTGTGTACGGCACTGCGAATGAGTGACTTAAAAAGACCCATGTATAATATCTTGTTTTAGAATTACAGGTTCTCAGAACCAGCCGGTTTCGTTGCTGGTTGTGAGACACGTTTGATTGCCTCCGCCAAACGCGGATCCCCACTGTTCGCACTATGCACGGTCATCACCAGACTAGCTACAGACAACATGAGGCGCGCCTCTGGCGACACATAAATGTTAGCACTGTGCTTGATCATCAGCTCATCAACTAACGGGGTAAACTGCTCGATGTTGTCCTTGGCCACCTTACCCAGGCCCTCGAGATGTAGGTTCAAGGGGTTGTACCGCTGGGTGATCGTTTCTATACCAACCATAGTGCCTATAAAGAGCATGTTACCAAGACTCGTGTCTTTACTCGTGCCGAGCTGCATCTCAAGGAAGTGAAGCTCGTCCTGCATCTCATCTACGCTGCTCTTAGCACTTAGCTTAGGATTGCGAGTTTTCAGATTAGGAAAGCGTTCCCTGTAGGCACCTATTTTGTCTAGCAGCTTCTGTGGGTCTTCAACTGGCTTCGCGGATGGCTTCTCTGGAGCAGTCGGGGGCTTTGATGGAAAGGTGTTTAGACGATCCTCTTTTGCCTTCAACCGCTGCTCTTTCATCAAATCCAACTCGCTAGGATGCTTGCCTTTTGCATTCTTGGCAGCGAGCTTCTCCTCTATTACTTTAGGCTCTAAGCCACTCAGCGCCAAAGGGTCGTCCCTTGAGCTCATGCGTAACAACTAGTCAGTTGGAAATTACTTGCGCAAAAAGCTCCATGTAACGCCAAAACTTGTCGTGCATGTCCTCCCTTTGTCGTATGTGATGGAAGAGGGTTTCAAGTTGAGGTGGAAGCTCTTGCAACCTAGCCAGACCGCTCCAATCTCGATGAGCGATCAAGTTCAAGTTTGTACTAAGGAGGCCTGCTACGTAGGCAATCTCCGTTTCCGTCCGCTCGGATACGTACTGCTTCATGTCCACGGTTGTCACTCCAGGCCCGAGCTCTGTGCTGACCCACACTGCCATATTTGTCATCTTCTCCTTCAGGAATGCCCCGACTGTCTGCTCTTTACTCATTAGGTGAACAGGAACGCAACGGTTGCTATGGTCAATGGGAGTACTAGAAAATGGGATCCGCTCACGCCGTCTGGACCAGGCGTCAAGGGAGCAAATGGGCGCATCGAGCCGTCGTCGCGAAACGCCTGCTTAGGGTACCCAGCAGCATACAAAACGCCAAGAGACGCTGTACCAGCTACAAAAGCCCTGGCTGACGGAGTTCCGAGGCCTAAGGCGGCAAGAGCTGCATATGAAGAGATCTCAGTTGCCATACTCTACCCGTACTTCAGAAGATTACGCCTACTTATAAAGCGCTGGGGACTGCGACGCAACGCTATTCCTTGACTCCCCATGCGGTTCTGCACTGGCTTTGTACATCGCACTCGCAAGCCCCTGCAGACCGTCTCCTGCGGCATTAAGTGGCGCACCCTTGCTGAAGGCACCGATGTTCTCCTGTCCCTCGGGATTAAGAACAGATGAGCCAAACCCTGGCAGCTTGAGAGGGCCCTGCTTGTTATGCATATAATTGTATGGGCTGAGGACACTGTGTGTGTATTTGTCTGATCCAATCTGGTGGGGTCGGACAAGCTGCGGGGCCTTAATTACACCCTGATCAAACATGTACATCAAGTACAGATCGTCCGGCGATTGAGGACCCCAGGTGTCAATCATCTCCTTCCGCATTGTGAGTTCGTAGTCGGTAGCCGCTTGTTGCACACGCGCGCGGACGTACTCTGGGTACATTTTCATGGTTTCTGTGAAACCGCCCGGGCGCAGAGGATCATATTTAGCGGTAAACCACTGGTCAAATCGAGCCGTCTCTTGCTGGTCCTGCATACTCTGCAACATGTCGACCTCCTCGTCAGTGATCGGGTCCGGTCGTGGCGCCGCGCCGTGCTTATTAGCCTCGACGCGAATCGCCTGTCGCGCCATGTGGCGCTCCTTTGACGCGGTCGGCACCTGATACTTACGCGGCTGCATAGGTCGCTTGTTGTACCAGTATGGAGTGTCCGCCCCTGTTTCAAACGTCGCCTCCTGTTCCGGGACAAATGGCTCTGCATAACGCTGTCGTGCCCCAAGTTGTCGGTTATACAGATTTTCACCAAATCCCAGCCCCGTGTCAGCAGGGTCAGTCTGAGAGCTACGGAAGCCCAAGTCAGGCATCTTTGTCACAATGTACATCAGAAACTTTACCCATGTGTGACGAGGAGTTTGAACCATAGATGGAAACGGCCAAAATGAGCAGGACGTCCAAGCCTATCTGTTACTTCAATGGTCAAGTTGCGCAGCGTAGCATTCGATTGGTGTACAGGGACACACACTATGCCCGACGGCTCGTACGCGGAAAACTCTGTCGCTCCCTCTATGCGATGCGAAGAATCACCGACACGCAGCACAGCAAATGCACCGTGCGCATACTGATTGTTGCTTATGACGTGCCCATCAATCTCTTTAATACGCATTATCAAGTAGTCGTCGCCTTGCATCTCATGTGCGTGTTGAATACCAACAGCGCGCTTGTTCACCAAGGAATACCCAAGCAACTTTACAGCCGCGACCTGTTTAACCCCATGATCTAGCTTGGCATTTAGCACTGTCCCATGAACCCAATTCTTGGCTTTGTACAATGGGTAGAAGTATTTCTCGTTGGTTGGGTTGAGAGGGCCCTGTCGCACATACTCATATGCATGGTCACGTGTTTCCAGTGTTGCGAATGCAGAAGCAGTGTTATTGCTTTTCATGACTTCCTGGCGCACCAAATTGTGATTGTTTGCAGCTTGATCAAGTGCGGGGATGTAACTAGGCAGCTTGGTCGCGTTTAAGCTAGCATTCAAGCGCACCGCACGACGTGCTGCCGCATTGCTGGAAGTCAGGTCATAGTACGTGTATGATACGTTTGTATCACCCCCGTTGGTGCCATCATAAGTCAGGGTAGCTACTCCAGGCGCACTTAGCAGTTTGTTTTCAGTTTGTGATGATGCAATCTTTACTGCGGTGCTCGTGGCATTTTGGACCGATGCCACGTTGTCTACGATTTCCACAACCGTCAGGTAATCAGTAAAGCCAGAGGTGTGAATACCACCAATGCGCACTAGATCACCGACCTGTAGACTCATTATAGAGTTGTAATTTGCTACACTGCCAACATCATGTAGCCACGTGACCATGATCCACGGGCTGTCATTTTCAGTTATGAAGGCACGACTTGTGCCTACGTTGGGGTCAAACTCAACAGACTGCACTGTCTCAACAAAGTCGTCGTCGAATTCATACTGTTGTCCAGTTACAGGGTCGTCGGCCTGTTTCGTCACAAATACGTCTACCCAACGATCTGCGCAGCCACCAAGCTCCATTTCCTAGACACGTCTTGGAAAATGCTTTACAATTTCTAGTATGCATACAGAGCGCACACATGGAATGGAGACACCTATCTATGATCAGCAGCTCTTGGATATTGTTTTTAATGATCTGGAGCATCTACTTGCTGAAACACGGCCAACCCCACCGTGCCATCACGCTCTGTGCGTGGGTTGCGGTGGAAGCACTTTCTGCTATAGTACTTCTGGGTCCTCTTACCCCGGAGCAATGGTTTGTGATGACTGCGGGGTTGTGCAACCGGGCTACGTTATTTACGAGCAAATGTATGGCAGCCTTCTACCGCGACGCAACAGCAACTATAAACGCATCCACCACTGGCACGAGCGCATCAGCCAGCTGCTTCTCATGGAAAGTCAGATCCCTCACGACCAAATGCTACGCATTGCTGAGAAGCTATGCGATGGCACGCACTCCGTTGTCAACAAAGATTCGGTCAGAGCGGTACTCCGATCTCTAGGAATGCAGCTTTACATTGAGAAGTGGTTGCAAATTATCTTCCGCATTACAAAAATTGCCCCGCCGATACCAGGCTCGCTGCTCGTCTGCAAACTAGACTCTATGTTCCAAGAGTTGCAGCACCCATTTGACTGCTTTCGAACAGAGAAGCGAAAGAACTTCCTAAACTACAACTACGTGTTTTGCAGACTGTTTCAACGTCTACAATGCACACAGTTTTGTATGTTCTTTCCTTTGATCAAGTCGAAGCACAAGTTGCGCCAGTTGGACGACATGTGGAATAATATGGCAAACTCATTGGATTGGGACATCACACCGCTGGCATCAGTGGCCCCGTTCGCTGTACGGCTTGAGCAACCTGACCTTTTGCTACAGCGGCTAGCGTCCGAATACGTGCCGCCAATCCTGGTTGAGCCTCAAACAACGCTGCCGAAAATGGTATTCCGTACGTTGGATCGTCGCGCTGTAGATAGGTTGACATCGAAGCTAGAGCAGCGCCATTCAAGCCCACCTGAACAACTGCCTCGAAAACAGCCTGCTGAAAAGAAACACCGTCGCTTGGGGGTGGCAAAACGCCCTCGATTAGTGAACCGACGGCCACGCCCGCCGCAACATGGCTAATAGAGACTTGAATTGCGCGTGCAGTCGACATGGTACTAACTTAATAGTCAGAATTATATCATCTGGTTCAAGGGGAAGGGCATAATATCCTTTGGTGTGATCAAATCGGCGATGTGTTCAGGTTGGCCCTTGGGAGGAACTGCCCCTTCTTCACCTCCCATTGCTGCTTGCCAATATGCCTGATCGCCCATCTTAAACTTGCCTGGGTCCACAGCCTTCCACCAATACAACATTTCCAGTGGGTTTACTGTGTGTTCAGGGCATGTGTCTATAACCAAAACCTCGTTGTCCTCTGTGTATGCGTCTAAGATTTGCGCAAAGGCATCCTTAGTAAGGAAGTCCCCAAAGTCCTCCCATAATGCCTCGCGCTGTCTTGACTGTATACACTTCATCATAAAACAGTAATCGGTGTTACCACGTAGCGTTGGTGTGATTGCCTTAGCATACTGTGTTGTAATGAGCACGAAGAGGCGGTAATGACGCCCAGCGACAAATAATTCCATGAGATTAGAGTCGTACTTCAAGCGTTGATCACTAATCACATCGTCAAGTAGCACAAAGAATGGTGCTCGCTTATCCTTCTGCGCCTCAGTCAACGAGTTGTCATTCAAAATTTGCTTTTGCCTAGCAAAGACTTGGTCTAGGATCTCTGGCTCATACCTATTGTAAATGTACTTGGCTGGAATGTATTGACGCCAAAACTTGTTTAATTCGTCGGTTTGACTAATGACGATGCCAGCTGGTATCTTATCTTTCATCAAGTACATTAGATTACGAAACACCCATGATTTGCCAGTCCGTCGCTTACCGACTGCTACAACGGTCCCATCTAACTTTATGCTTTCTGGGTCAAACTCAGTCAGGTTAGGCAGAATAACCTGCGCATACTTGTCTGCTGCAAGCACAGGCATGGTAGCGCCGGCCCCATAGGTGGTTTGCTGAGTGTTGCGTATGCCGTTCTCTTGTCCGCGAGCCATAGGCCCTTTGCTAGGTTCTGTCCTATCGGCTACGCGTGGATTGGTCGCCCCTAATGGAGATTTGTTCGGCTCGCAGTGCGAACCCTTTCCCTTCTTCTTGCAGGCGGAGCTCATTAGTTGACTACTACCGGGTCAGAAAAGGAGCCGGCTTCCTCGTACCCCATCGCAAAGTCGTAGCTTGAGGTAAAGAATGCGGACACAGTCGACTTGACCTCGAGCTTGCTGCGCTGGCACACAACCGAGACGTCGTCGAAACTCCATTGGATGCCAAACTTGTCGCCGCCAACACCAGTGTACACTTGGGCAGCATAAACTGTTGCAGCGACAACATCTCCAGGCGACACGGCGCCGTTGGGGATAACGGCGCCTGTGTGATCGCACACGTTGATGACTCGGGCATACTTGCCACCCATTCCGTCCCAGCTGAACTTTGGTGTAGACAGCTGGACGGTATGCCCATTCAACATGCCGCTGTTCTTGTCATACTTCGCTCGAACCGTGCGAATTTGCAGCATCTTGCATTCGTCCTTGCTGAGGTTCTTACGGCCGAGAATCTTAAGCTGGTTCTGGAAGACAAAGTCTAGCAGTTTGTCATCAATGGCGTCAACCTTGCTAGCTATCTCTTGAAACCCTGGGTTCTCCGACCCATTGATAGTTGCATCAGTCAGGTCGAGGCTAAACTTAGCTTTGCTGATGTCTGCTGGTCCCCACATCGTGCCAAAGTTGCCATCACCGGTGCAGCGTGGCCAGTGAGTCACACACGCGGGTGAGACAAAGGCGATGTCGCGGTAGTCACCCGAGGTCATGTGGATTGCGGGTTTGCCATGACGATCAGTGTTGAGAGAAAATTTCACTTCGTCGGCGTTCAGCTCGGTCAAAGGGAGGAATGTCTTGCGGTTCATTTGTAAAAGCGAAGTGGTGGGTGCTGCAAGCGTGTGTCCGGAAGATGTGTTAGTTGATCTATGACTGAAATGCTCGGTATGTAGTTGCTTTCTTGGTACTGTACCGGAAGTTTCACAGAACCTTCCAAGGTGTTTGCCTTTTCGAAACCACCAGGGGTGCCCTTTCCAATTCCCCAAATATCAGTTTCGGCAGAATTCATTGAGGGCTCTCCGGTTCCAAACGTTGGTTGTTTGCCCCCTAGGACACGGGCGTCCGCGCGACGTGGCTTCTCAGACCACTTGCACCAATCTTTCGGTCTGTCCGATTCGACTGGCGTAAAGTAGCCCACAAATGGTGGCACGAGATGTGGCCTGGGCCCAGGCTTTCTACCCGTGAACCATTCATTGCCACACGTCTTAGTACGCACTTGAGTTGCCATGCTTTACAAACTTAACATGAGAAATTACGCAGCACACTCACACCCAAGCCCACGCATGCACATGTGTTCGTTGTAACAAGACATAAATTTACCGCGAACAAGACAGTAATTGTGCAAGCACTCGTGTACAAGGACAGCGACCAACTCATCAAAAGTCATCGGCACCACGTCCGAGATCGTTATCTGCGTGCCATCCGTTTCGCCCAAATTACCGCTGCAAAGGCCAAGTGACACCTTATGCAGCAATTTGCTTGTGTCCTCGAATGCAATTTGCTGTGGCTTACACTTGTATTTGCGTGTCGCGTAGCGTGAGAAGTGCTTTTGCAGCTTCATCTTGTGCTTCTTCAGAATTGTTGCAGCAAACGGTCTCGCTAGCTGAAGAGTCTGTTGTGTCACTAATTTCTCCTTCTGACCGCGGTTCGGAAAGACGCATTCGTTTGGCGGGCGGTAGCGAGTCTCCATCGCTATCCTCTAGGTCAGAATGTTCTCGCTCCGGAGGCTGAGAGCTTACCTCAGCGACCCAGAACTTGAGGTCAACTGACGTGCGCATAGACTCCTGAATCTTGTTTGCAATCTCTTCCTTCTGCTCCTTGGACAGCGGGGGTGGGTCCTTAGCCAAAGCTTTGATTGCTGCGTTGATAGTGGAGTAATATTGGCACAGGTAATCGAATGTTGTGGCATCACGATACACTCGATACACTGCCATACCCTCAGGCGCCCAGCAGACATAGTCACACCACTCTCGCTGTGTAATCTCTAGAAGAGCGTTCATTTGCATCCAGTAATGGCCAGGAACCTCTTTGTGTACACGTGAGCTGCCGTCCCGCTTCCCATAGTACGGACACTTGACTTCAACCATGCCTTCATCACCAACAAAGCCATCCGGAGATCCAGCCAACCAGTGGTAAGTAGGGTGCGTATGCAATCCTGTGGCTGTCACAACGTTGCCCGTACGCTCCATATACGCTGTCAATCCGTTCTGCTCATTGTCTGTGCCCCACTGTGTAGCTTGGTTGCCTAGGAAGCGCTCCAGTCCCAACGCTCGCCGGTAAGCCTGTGGTCGTGACGTGTAACTAACTTGTCCAAGCAGACCGCCTAAATTTGAACAGGTTAACTTTCCACGCCGCGCTGCGTGCCATGCTGGTGTGCGTTGTTGTAATGTGCTCATCG